ACTATAACAATTAGTTCAAGTTCAACTATTGCTACTGTAGTAGCTGCAATTAATACAGCTAGTATTCCTAATTTGACAGCATCGGGAACAACAGCAGTAACATTGACTCACGCATTAGGCGGCGTAATCCAACTAGCGAACGTTGTTGGTACTCCACTAACAGCATTAGGCATCACTAGTTCTACAACTGGATTCCGTGCTTCGGGTAAAAATGCTTCAAGCAAAGATTATTTGGTTGCCGGCAATTGGGCAGCGTTAACAGCTTCAAGCTATACAGCAAGTTCGGTTGAACCCAGCACCAATCCCGACACTGGTACATTGTGGTATTACAGTACCATTAGTGAAGTTGACATCATGATTCACGATGGCACAGCTAGTAAAACTGCATGGAAAGGGTATAGAACTGTTACCAGCGATGCACGTGGTTACAACTTGACATTAACTGACCCTAATGGCGTTATTGTTTCAGCATCCAAGCCCACTACACAAAGTGATGGCACTACTGCACTAGCACTAGGTGATTTGTGGCTAGACACTAGCGATTTAGAAAACTATCCCAAACTCAGCCGTTGGCAAACAGTTACTGGTGTTAATCGTTGGGTACAAATCGACAACAGCAATCAAACTACTGAAACTGGTATTGTATTTGCTGATGCTCGTTGGGACACTGATGGCACAACCAACACAATTACCGGTAATTTAGTTACTACTAAAACTCTTCTAACCAGTAGCTATTTGGACATTGACGCACCTGACGCAACAGCTTACCCACGTGGTACATTGTTGTTTAACACACGTCGCAGTGGCTACAATGTTAAACAGTTCAAAGCCGGTTACTTTAATTCAACAGATTTTGCCTTTGAAACTTGGAGTAGCACTAAATCTTATGTACTAGGCGATCGTGTAGTTTACACCAATGGTGCGATTTACAGAGCCAAAAGCTCAGTAGCAGCCGGCACGCTTCCCACTGTTGCCAATAGTTGGGATGTACTAGCAACCAACACTTGGGTAAATGCAGCCGGCAATAGAACCGATGGTAGCCCATACATGGGTCACCGTGCAGTTCGTGCATTGGTAGTAGAAGCACTAAAGAGTGCTATCGACTCCAGCACAGAAATCCGTGAAGAGCAGCGTGAGTTTACACTGATTGCTTGTCCAGGATATCCAGAACTGATTCCCAACATGGTAGCACTCAACAATGATCGCAGAAATACTGCGTTCATCATTGGTGACACCAGTATGCACTTACCACCAACTGGTACAGAACTACAAAACTGGAGTGAGGGTAAATCCAGCGGCACCATGTATGATGAAGCACTACGCACTTCTGACAACTACCTAGCTGTGTACTATCCTTCAGCATTATATAATGACCTTACTGGAAATACCATTGCTGTTCCGCCAAGCCACATGGCGCTTCGCACTATTGTACACAGTGACGATATCAGCTATCCTTGGTTTGCACCAGCAGGCACACAACGTGGTCTAGTAGACAATGCGTCAAGCCTAGGTTACATAGACAGCACCACTGGCGAGTTTGTTACATTTGGTATGAGCGAAGGCATTCGTGACACACTGTACGAAACCAAGATCAACCCCATTACATATTTGCCTGGTACAGGTATTACAGTTTATGGACAAAAGACTCGCAGTGCAACAACTTCGGCATTTGATAGAATCAACGTAGCTAGACTGGTTGCTTATATCCGTGACCGCGTTGCCAAGTTGTCAAGATCGTTTATATTTGAGCCCAATGACAAAATTACTCGTGATCAGCTCAAGCAATTGGTTGAGCAACTGCTTAACGATTTAGTGGCCAAACGTGCTCTGTACGATTTCCTAGTTGTCTGTGACACAACAAACAACACACCTGTTCGTATTGATCGCAACGAATTGTACCTTGATATCGCTATTGAACCAGTTAAAGCAGTGGAGTTTATTTACATTCCGCTACGTATTAAGAACACTGGTGCTATTACTAGCAATTTTTAATTTAAAGATTTAGGAGATCTAACATGTCAGTTGCATCATTGCAAAAATTTACAGTTCCCTTAGCTACTAACCAAAGTGCTAGTAGCCAGGGTCTGTTGATGCCCAAGCTCAAATATCGTTTTCGTGTCAGTTTTGAAAACTTTGGGCTTGGAACAAATGTCACAGAACTAACCAAGCAGGTTGTTGATTTTAATAGACCTACTATGAGTATGGAACCAGTGGCAATCCACGTTTACAACAGTGTAATTCATTATGCTGGTAAGCCAAGTTGGGAAACTGTTCAAGTTAATATTCGTGATGACAGTTTGGGTAATATTTCTAAATTGGTTGGCGAACAAATTCAAAAGCAATTTGATTTCCTAGAACAGGCCAGTGCCGTTTCAGGTGTTGATTATAAGTTTGTTACACGTTGTGAAATCACTGATGGTGGTAACGGTACTGCTGCTCCATTGGTACTTGAAACTTGGGAAATGTATGGTTGCTTCCTAAGCCAAGTCAATTACGGTGAGCTAAATTACAGTAGCAGCGATCCTGTGCAAATTCAAATGACCATTAGATTTGATAATGCTGTACAGAAACCAACTGACAGTGGTGTTGGCCAAGCATTTGCAAGATTTGCACTAGGTACAACAGCAGCCTAATCAAAAAGGTTTTACATGGCTATTAATAGCGACCCGAGTAATCTACGTCTTAAAGATTTTGCTCACGGTCAAAAACTATTTGGGGTTAATCAAAATCGATTAAGCCCCAAATACAGTTTTCTTTATCATGTGTATTTTGAAATTAATCCAGCTGCTAGTAATGCTGAACAAACCATGTATAAAGGCAATAGTGACCACATAAAAGAAGTGGGCATGTTGGTTAAAAGTGTTGATTTGCCAAAATTTGAAGTAGAAACCAAAGATTTTAACGCATATAATCAACGTATTCCAGTACAAACCGGTATTAAATATAATCCGGTAAAAATTGATTTTCACGACGACAGTGCTAATATAGTTAGAAATTTTTGGGAAGACTACATGACTTACTATTATGCAGATGCATATAACAGTAATGATGTTGCTCTCGCTATGAAAAACAATCGTTACAGTCCAGCTCAAAGAAGTTCAGCTTGGGGTTTTGATCCTAGAGCTACTATGCCTTATTTAAAGTCTGTGAAAATTTACAGCATGAGTATGGACCAGTACAGTTTGTACACATTGGTCAATCCCACAATTACTTCTTGGACACATGGTACTCATGTTGCAGGCCAAAACGAATTTATCGGTCATTCAATGGCCTTAAAATATGAATATGTTCGTTACGAGGATGGTGATATACAAAATCTTAATCAGTCTAATGCTGAGTCTCTAGACACAGGAGTACTTGGTCTTAGTAAAATACACTATGATCCAGATCGTAGTGAATTGACTAAAGATAATAGATATATTAATTCAATAAGAGGATTAACTCAAAAAGAAAAAGAAAATCTATTTCCATCAACAGCATATGCACGTGCTGCTTGGCAAATAAATTTAACTGAGGAAGCTGAATACGAAGCCGAAGCTAGAAAGTATCGTAATTGGGGTGAAAGACAATATGGCGCGGCTCCAAGATCTCCAGCAGCATCAACACTGGGCAGCAGACTGCGTGCCAGCATTGCACGAGCTGGTCAATCAGTTATTAATTCAACTATTATCAAAGCAGAAAATAGACTTCGAAATACAAAAATTGGCAATGCAACTGTGAACAGTATACTACAACCTGCACTACAAAACACCGTTAGTCGCAGTGCCGCTGGCTTGTCCGACAGTCTTTTTCCTAGCCCACGCAAGGACTAAGTTATGGCTAGTAATGTTATAGTTCAAGATAATACCAATATTGGTTCTACACCAAATTATTTTGACAATCAATATGCTGTTACAGCCCACATTTCAGACGATTTGTATAATGCTGTTATCAGTTATTTTGAATTCATGGCCTATGGTCGTGCAGCAGCAGAGAACTTGGCAGCAGCATTTGTTGATTCTTGTACATACGAAGGACGCGACATTATATCTACATTAGAGCAGTTAAAACGCATGCCTGAGGCCGAACAAACCAGCATCGTGTTGTTTTTACTTAACAGTGTTAGAGTAGGTACTTCGTTGTTGGGTACACCAATGGTAAAACTACCAAATCAGTACGCTATTAGACAAATAATTTTTTAAATACATGGCTACCAGCAAGGGCATTTATGTCCCTAAAAATCCCGATAAAGTCATCGGTAAAGGCTCTATCAAGTACAGAAGCAGTTGGGAGCAGGTGTTTATGCAATTTTGCGATAACAATCCCAGTGTAACCAATTGGGGCAGTGAAGTATTGCGTATCCCTTATCGCAATCCTATCACCAACAAAAATACCATATACATTCCTGACTTTATTGTATCATATGTAGATCGCAATAACCGCCAACATACCGAAGTCATTGAAATCAAGCCTTTAAAAGAAGCAGTAATGGAACGTGCTCGCAGTCCTAGAGATAAAATCATGCTGGCCGTCAACATGGCCAAATGGCAGGCGGCACAAGCGTTTTGTGCCAATAACAACCTAGTGTTTAGATTAGTAACCGAACAACAATTATTCAGAAATGGAAAGTAACTGTTAAATACAGTTATGACAAAAAAACTAGTCGAACTTTTTAATATTGCTGATCAAGACTTAGAGGAAAATCCTGTAGAACATGATCTGCCATCTCCAACAACATTGGAAGAAATAAACGATATTATTGAACGTGTAGATTTGGCATTGCCTACAGTTCGCGATCTTGATACCGCTGACAGCGAACTAGACGAACTAGCACAAACTGCACGAGACGGATATGATCAAATGATGGACTTGGCGCTGAATGTGGAACCAAGATTCAGTGGTCCTATTTTTCAAACTGCTGCCACCATGATAGGTCATGCTATTACTGCTAAGACAGCCAAGTTGGATAAAAAACTACGCATGATTGATCTGCAGTTAAAGAAAGCCCGACTAGATCAAGTTGAACGTAGAGAACAACAAAAAGCACAAACTGCAGATGCTATACCTGGCATTGGCACAGTGCTAGACCGTAACGAAATACTCAAGTTATTGGCACAAGAAAATAAAAATGCCAAAACGGATAAATAATCTTATACAAGGTTCCCCTTACCTATGAAATCACTTAAACAGTTTATAGTAGAAAGTCAAAAAACATACGAGTTTAAAATCAAGATGGCCTGCGACAGCGATGATCTGGACATGGATCACATCGAGCAGGCTGTTGCCAGTTTTGATCCTGTGGAAATTACCAAGCCCAAAAGTTTGCCTTATCAAAAGAGTGCAGATTTTCCCAATGCCCCTGCTACACAAGTGCAATTAATTACTGTGGTTACAAAATATCCCAGTACACCGGAACAGATTCGTTCATTAATCGCCAACAAATGCGACATTCACGAAAGCAATATCATTGTTAGAACAGCAGCACAAGATGCGGAATTTGAAAATCAACAAATTGCTGATCCCAGTGGTGAAGCCATCCTTGGTACAGATTATGAAGACAGCGATCATCAAGATGTTGTTGGGCAACAAGCTGTTGACAAGGTCATGCAAGATCACAAGAGTAGAGAGTACGAATTTGCAGGCGACAAGACCGCTCGAGCAAAAACACTGAACGATGAGCCCGTAGGTAAAATGAGTGCTGTGGGCAGCCATCAAAACAAGATTCCCGATCCATACGCACCACGCAAAGGAAAATAATAAAATGGACTTTAAAAAAATTCTCGAGCAACTTGATGCTGTTGGCACAGCAGTAAAGAAACAAAACCTAAACGAAGCAGCTTTTGCCAAGTCTGGTGTTAAAGCTGACGCTAAGAAGAACAAGGCTGATGCTACAACTCGCAAGCAGTACTTTGTCAAACTCGCCAATGCCAAAGGTGGTAACAAGGGTGTTACTGTAATGGCTGACGAAGGTGAAAGCGAAAGCGAAGTCCGTTCACGTGTTGCTCGGGACCACAAGAGTCAAGGTTGGACAGTCAGCAGCATCCGTGAGAAAGGCGATGCTGCTGAAAAAGCAGCAGCAGGCGAAAAGAAACCTGCACTCACTGCAAGTGGTAAAAAGCGTGGACGCCCACCTGGTAGCACAAAGAAGGTTACAGAAGGACGTCAAACTGTAAGCGAGTATATTGCCGAAGCTCGAATGATGGAAAAGCACATGACTGACGTTCAAAAGGGCGAGCGCGAGCGTATTGTCAAGGGCATGGAAAAAGTAAAAGGCGACTTTGAAAAGCGTTATCCTGGGCGTGGCGAAGAAGTCATGTACGCTACCGCTACCAAACGTGCTATGAAAGAAGACGCTATGACTGGTATGACAATAGATCAAGCCAAACAGCATCCAGCATATAAGACTGACCCTGCCTTTAAAGCAGACGTTGATGCAGCTGAAAAGTTTTCTAGCGGGCTCGCCTCTACAGAAAAGCCCACAGTGATGACAACAGATCAGGCTAAAAAGAATCCTGCTTATGCAAAAGATCCAGCGTTTAAGTCTCGAGTTGACAAAACCAAGCCCACAACTGGTATGGTAGTATCTGCAACTGGTCAGCAAACCGTAGCTGAAAGTGCAGGTAAATTTAGTCCTGAAATGCAGGTCCGCATTAAAAATGCCACCCCACAACAGTTGAGTCAAATGGCAACAAATTTTGCTGGGTCTGACTATGATCGCTATGACCATGAACTAGCTTTACTACAGAAAGCGCAGAAAGAACTGCAAGGCGTAGCAGAAGGTGCACCCACATATGACCGCAAACATGATTATTTTGGGCAACCCGAGGATGGTGTTCAGGTTAAAACTCGCGAAGCAGCAAGGGATCTATTTGATGTTCCGGGCACCAAATCATTTGAGATTGATGTATTCTTCCCTGATGACGGACACATTTACAAAGAATCAGCACGTGGTAAATTTTCCGCGACAATTAGGCGAGCTGGTTACGTCTTCAGAGGAGTTTTTGGGATGTCAGACGGAGAAGCAAGAATTGTTTCTCCAAAATTTGATTCCCCTGGTGTTGCTCTGGCATCGTTTAATAAAATAATGGATTTGATCGCTCAATTTGGTGGGAATTTGACTGGTGATAGAATAGTTGTTTATACTGACAAAGCACAAGATATGGCGGAAGGTGCCGAGTGCAATCACACCATGGAAGGCGAAGAGTGCCCGGTACATGGTCTAGAAGAGTGCAGTACATACATGGAAGAAAGTCAATTTGACGAAGATCTTAGCCAGATGCGAAAGATTGCCGGTGTTTGGGCACTTGCCGCAGCTGGACTAGGCGCACACATCAGTGGCGAAAATGCCGAGATTCGTGCCAAGGAAGTTGAAAAACTAGAAAAACAAGTTGCTAGTGAGCCCAACGCAGTCAAGCGTGGACAGCTAGAAAAGATGATTAACGACATCAAAGCCGGCAAGCCACTAAGTAAGGGTGACATGATCAGTGAAGTTAATCCACACCACTATGACAGTGATGTTGACTACTATGACGCCGAAGAGGCGGAACAAGCTAGACATGATGCCAAGTACAGTGATGAGGCTGAAGCACATCATGCTGAACAAGCAGCTCAAAGAGAATACGACCACCAAGCAGCATGGGACGACATGCGCGAGGATGCTTCGGACGAAGCCGAGTACAGTGACGAAGTTGGTATGGTTGATAACAACTTAGAAACAATTGAACGTGCTGCTGAGGAATTGGACAGCATCCTACAAGATGGCGAAGACTTGCCCGAGTGGGTCGAGGAAAAAGTATCCAATGCCAAGGCCATGCTGGTTGCAGCCAAAGAGTATATGGCCAGCCAACATGCCAATGGTGACGTGCATCATGTAGATGATGAGGAAATGGACGAAGGCGCCGGAGTCATGCACTTCAAAGCACAACAGGCCAAAGCCGAT